AAATTGTAGAGTTGCTTGAGAGTATCCATCATGACACGGCTCATAGAACCACTCCAATCCAGTACAAAAATCAGACCGTGATTCTTGCCGTCAGGGACCACAGAGACCTTCTTAAACAGGTCTTCATTGTACTTGTAGGTATGCAGTTTAGAAGTGTCTAGGACGCCTGTGCGGGCGGTTGTAGCGCGGGCATAGGAGTCTGCTGCCTTGCGGCACTCAAACTCCTTTACCAGGTAGTTTACTTCTTTCTGAGCAGATCGTTTGAACTGAACAAACCGATTATCTGCGCGTTCGTAGATATCGACAGAAGGGACACTCTTTTGCTGAACAGAGAAGAAAGAATCAATGTCCTCATGAATCTCAGAGTTGTCCGCAACAATTTTCTTCAGGTCTACTTGAGGAATTTCAACATATACATTCTCATATGTATTATCGTCGCCCACAAGGTCCTGAAGATTTGATTGCAAAGAATCAGCAGTCTGAACTTCAGGGTCATCGGAAGAAACAGGGGTGTCCCAGTCTCCCTCTTCATTAGTCTGTTGAGGGATCTGTGGATCAGATTGCCCTTCACTATCTCCACCACCTTCTCCGTCACTTGGTTGAGATTGAGAAGTAGGAGTTTGAGATTGTCCACCCTCACCCACTTCAGGAGGGACAGGCATATCATCAACCTTCTCTTCCTCTTTCTCCTTCTTGCAGAACAAGTACAGTTCTTCCGCAACCTTCAATGCTTCATCGAAAGTTTCTACTTCTGCAATCTTCTGGATAAGAACCTTTTCTTCGGAGTTGAAAGAAATATCTACAAAATTACCGACCTTAAAGTATAGATTTGCACGATCAGCAAGGTTAAAATCATCAACATCCCCATCATGAATAGAGAAGAAGTCTTCGGCATTTAGTTCTTGGTAACCTTTGAAAAACGTTTTGGCAAGTCCCATATACTTGCGTTTCATAAGTTTTTCAATGCGAGCATCCTCAACCACGTTCACAAACTGGGGAGGAATTGCAACTTTCTCCAACCAGTTTTCGTCAGGGGTGAAAAGTGCATGACCAACCTCATGACCAACTAGCAGATCATAGACAGTGTTGCTTGCCTTCTCCCACATAGGAAGGGTCAGAACACGGGTGTGAACGTTAAAGCAAGCAGTCTGCACTTTCTTGTGCTCCACAACCAAGTCTTCAGTAGCAAGCAGTTTAGCGAGTTGTGACTTGATTTCGTGTCGGACTGCCATCGGTGTTTCCTCTTGTATGCACCTATAATACTAAACCCCCACCTTTCGGTGAGGGCCCTCAGTGACAGTTTCCTATGTGTCTATGGTTAGCTATGAAAGAATACTCCTACAAACTCGTTTGCATGTGGACTGATCATCATCGCACTCAATCAGACAGTTATAGTAATCGTTTATTAGATCAGATTCATCCATTGTTCGGTCTAATGTATGAGTCAATCGTTCAACGCTTTGTTTCCAACCCGCTAATTGATTATGTGAAATGAGATTGTGCATAATACCTCTAATAATACATTCGAGAAATAACAAAGAAACTTTCGTTACATAAGATTTTCTCTCAATTCTGTACTATCTAGTCAGGAAACTCAAACATTTCTCGTTTTTAATGAAGTATGGTAATAATTAACACATCTTTAAGAAACTATACGAGAAAATCCTTTAATTTTATCAAACCGTATTACATCTCCGAATTTGTCATGCAGTGATTCTTTATGGGAAATTACAAACACATTAGCATCTTGGATCACGAATCGAATAATCTTTAAAAACTCTTCCGTGCCCATACCATCTAGTGAACTATCAAACACCTCATCCATGATGAGTAGGTTCGTGTTGACAGAGTTCTTCATCCTTGCTACCTCTCTCCAGGTAAACAAGAGTGCTAGATCAATTCTCATCTTCTCTCCCTCGCTGAAAGAAGAGTAAGAAAAATCTTCGTGGATTGGGGACTGGACGGTTTCGCTAAATTCTTCATCAAGAGAGAAGTTAATGTAAAAGTCCATAAGTTGTAGATACTTATTGACTTGCTGATTTATCAGCGGTAGATACTTCTTAATGATTTTAGTCTTTACTCCACCGTCTTTAAGCAAACTATACGAAAAATCGTAGTAGTTAATCGTGTCCTTACGTTGAGCGAGTTCGTCGTATGTAGTTTTTAAGTTTTCCTTGAAGGTGGTTAGTTTTTCATGCTCAGTATTTCTGTTTGCAAGATTGTCGGTAATTCTTTGAATTTCCGATTCCAGATCTCTGACTTGTCGTTGACATCCAGCGATCTTAATATTGTTTTGAGAAATGCCATGCGTTAGTGTAGTAATCTCCTTCGATAGAGTGGTGAATTGACGCTCTCGCTCCTCTTCCTTATTAATCGCCTGTTCCAGTTCAGTATAACCGGATTGCAACTCTTTTGCTTTATCTTGAGCGTCGTTAATTCTATTTATTCTGAAGGACTCCTCAATACCCTGTCCACAAGTAGGACAAACCGTATTCTGTGAGAAAAATTTATGTTCTTTCGTAATGCTTGATACTTTGTTGGAAATCTTACCTTTGAGGTTGCCAAGTTTACGAAGTTTTTCGGTAGCACCAGTATATTCTTCAAGTTTACCCTGTAGATCAACTAGCTCTCTATTTTTTTCTTCATTGTCTCCCATCCATTTATTTTCTTCTACAAGGAGATTGCCAATCTTGGATTCTTTATCCTCAATATTTTTCTTTCCACGATTTTCCAACTCATCGATAAAGTTCTCTTGCATATTAACTTTATCGATGAGAGACTCTTTCTTAAGTTCTAACACTTTAACATCTTCTTTTACCAAACGGATCTTGTCTTTGATAACAGAATTCATACTAGAGAAGATACGAATGTCAAGAAGATCTTCAATCACCTCTCTACGATTGCTGGGAGTAAGTTGCATGAACGGCACAAAAGTGCTACTACCCAGAATTACAATCTGAGTGAAGGACTTATAGTTCATCTTCAAAACATTCTGCTCCAACCATTTTTGTTGGTCGTTAGCTGCTGCAGATTGATCTAGCAGATTATCATCTCTCCAGATTTTAAAAATAGCAGGTTTGATACCACGCTCAATTTTCCATTGAGTTCCACTAATAGAAAATTCTACTTCAACAACACAATCTTTTTCGTTTACTGAATTGATAAGTTGAGGTTTATTGATTTTACGGAATGCTTTTCCAAACAGAGAAAAGGTAAGAGCATCCAACACGGTACTCTTACCTGCTCCATTCGTACCAATAATAAGATTAGTAGAATGCTTAAGAAAATCAATCTCGGTAAACTGGTTTCCGGTGCTCAGAAAATTTTTCCAGCGTACTTTCTCAAATAAAATCATGACTCACACTAGGAGGAATTACAACGTCGTTCGGAGTTATTACTGTATATCTGTAGTCATGCATTTCACAAGTCTTTAGCATGACCTCATCTTCGATTTCTATCACATGCATAGTAGGACTTCCATCCTCTTCTAACATCATGGCAAATCTCATTGCATCATCTTCTGCCTCAAAAAGATAAAGAATTTGTTCTCCATCTTCTGGATCTGCTACAGAATATGCACCTTCAGTTTCTCTACCATGAATTGTTAAAATATACATCTTAAATTAGTTCACATGCCTCTTGATAAGTCATTCTCATAATGTTTTGCAATTTTGGTTTATCTAGATTGATTTCTGCCTCTTGAATATATCTATCAAGAATGGAAAGAGTATCTTCTGACTCAAATACCTCAAACTCTTCTGGATCTTCCAGGACGAAGTTTTCTACAATTTTGAGATCGGCAACTCCGACTTGATAAAGTTTATCAATAAACTTCTCAAAGTCTTTAGTGTTTGTCTTTTGACGGACAATCACTTTAACAATCTTATTAGCATACTCACTAGCATCAAACAACTGATGTGGAGTATCCTCATAGTATACATTATAGAACAATCTGTAAGGATTGTCTACTGAAACATGTTCAAGAGTTTCTGTATCAAAGATGGTGAATCCTCTCCGATCACCGACATCGTTCCAGAACATCTCATACGGATTTCCCAGGTAATAGATCCGTCCATCATCCGATCTAGTGTGGTAGTGACCGCTGAAGACCTTGGTGAACTCTGAATATAACTCGCTCGGATGACCATGATCCATGACGCACCCTCTATGAGCTCTAAATCCGTTGAGCTCAAGGTGCCCCATCGCGATCTTGCAAACTGAACTTTTAATAAGTTTGAAAGTGCTTTCCTCATTTTCTTTGTTGATCCATGGAATAAACAATACGTTAAGTTTATCTATACTAACTTCCGTTGCCTCAGAATAGACTGTCACGTTGTCGTATTCCCGAAGCAGAAGATCAACAGCATTCACTTCATTGGTATTTTTATAATACGCTGTATGATTGCCCACGATTGTATGAACATGGATTCCCATACTCTTGAGACGATCATAGTAATTATCTTTCGCCCAAGCAAGAGAAGAGAAGTCAATACCTTTGCGACTGTCAAAGGTATCTCCCATATCAATAACGGTGGTAATACCGTGCTCTTCCAGATATGGGAAGAAGATATCATTATAAAACTTCAGGAAATAGTCATGGAACAACTTAGAGTTCTTCCTACAACCAAAATGCTGATCGGTGATGATTGCAATCTTCATTAACTACGGAGTTTGGAATGCACGTTGTCTTTGATTTGATTGTAGTCGCTGTAGTTCGATCCGTCAAGGGTGTTGTTATCATCAAACACTTCGCTATAACCAGACCGTTCGATAATCTTGTTCTTAATTTCTAGTTGACGCTTCTCTCTTTGGATCCTGCGGAGAAACGCATAATGAATGATCTGCGTAAAGTAAGCAAAAGGATTTTGGGATTTCTCAGGATTAAAATTATGAATGTACTGAACGCAATTTTCGATTCCATCCGAGATCATGTCCTCCTTAAACATGTAGTTCACAAAGTTTGGCTTGAAGGACAAGTGATTTGCAATCTTCAAGAAACACTCCCCAATGTAGCGTGGAATGGGAGGTTTGGGAAGACCTTTTGCTAATGCAATCTCTTTGTCTTCACGATACTTGATAAGGGCTGCCAAAAACTCTTTGTTATTTACATAGTGTTCTGACCTCTTTCTCTTTGCCATAGGTCTTATCATAAGTTTATCTCATAATATGTATGAATTATATCATGTTAAACATCTGATGACAAGGTGGCAGTTGACAAGGTATGAAATATTCTGTAGAATAACTCTGTCAGGGTTGATAAGGAAGTTATAGCTTATAGTTCTTCAGAACTCATTTTGAATATTTTTTCTAAAAGTTCTTTAGTATCATTGACTGTACCAAGATATCCCATCTTACGATTTAGACTGGATTGGTTCTGACTTTCTTTATCAGAAGACCTTAAGTAGTCTTGATACATCATAATCATCTCAATATCGGATGACTCAGATAATGTGAGTATATCATTTAGATTGATAATAAACATATCATCAGTGGTTGTTTTTAACCAGGGTTCAATCTTGTAACCGACTATTCCAGATCTACCCTTTAGTTCTTTAACTATTATAGGATGAGATACTATTAACATAGTTCTACCTTCTTCTTCAGAGGCAGCTACCTTAGCGAATATCTCTTCACCGGATTTAAATTTTACTGTTGCGTAAAAGTCGTCTTCTATCATGTTTTTAACTGAATAGAGATTATGTCATAATTAAATTTTTCTTCGTTATAGATTTTAATTCTTTCTATGAAGTGATTTAGTGTGTAATTTCTCCTGGACTTTGTTGAGCAGTCATCTGAAATATCATATAATGTTGCTTTCACTTTGTCTTTTCCTTTTCTAAGAACTCGTCCAATACTCTGAAGATTGCGGACTCTTGATTTACTTGGAGAGGCAAAGATAACATTATGGAGTTTTTTAATATTGATACCTGTACTAAAAGTTCCATAAGAGGCGACGATAATAGCGTTGTTTTCTCGCTCTGTTATCTCTCTTACTAATTCTCGTTCTTCAGCATCAACACCACCGTGTACAAAAAATACCTTACGGTCATCACCCTTGTTGTTATTTATCTTTTCGTAGAGTACTGCTCCATGTGCTTCGACTCTCTGGAAAAGAACAAGTGTATTCCCTTTAAGATCAAGTGTTAAATTTTTAATAAAATTATTACGTTGTTCGTGCCCTATTAAATACTGTATCTCATCCTCATAAGTATCAAATGTTTGTGGAGGATGTTTAAGTACAAGACATTGAATATCAAGTTGAGACAAGTGTCCTTGCTTCATCAATTCATCAGTTCTTGTTACTTTATATGACGGACCAAAGAGACCCTCTAACACCCACTTATGCGTCTGTGTGCCGTCTAAAGTTCCAGTAAACCCAAATCTATACTTAGCATGATGAAGTTTAGTCATAATCTGAATTAAAGATTTAGACTTGAATAAATGTGCTTCATCGCCTATAATACAACCATAGTCTTCAAAGAAAGACCGTTCTAGTTTATATACAGACTGCCAGGTTGTAATTGTCACTGGAGCATCATTACTTTTTTCTCTACCAGAATAGATACGGTGACAATATGACTCAGCGTCCCAACCATAATCAAGAAAATCCTTGTACATCTGCTCTACAAGAGATGTCGTGGGAACAACTAAAAGAATTTTTTCTCCTCGGTCAACGTAGTATCTTACGAGAGAGTAAATCATCAAAGATTTGCCAGAAGCAGTGGGGCTTATCAATAGCTTTCTATTGTGCTTTAGAGCGCCGTATACTCCCTCAATTTGATATTTCCTGGGAGTATGAGCACAAATAGAATTCATATAATCTTTGACGCCCTCCATTGAGATGCCGTCATTCTCCTCATAGGGAGTTCCATAAAACTTATTATCCTCAAATTTATAAGTATATCCGTATTGCTCACAGAAATTAACGATTTTATCTAACAGACCAACATAGATCTGTTTGGAACGCATATCAAAGAGATGTATCTCTCCGTTCCAGTTTCTACCACGATATTGTGGCATAAATTTTGCATTCGGAACCTCAAACTTAAAGTGATCTCTAAGTTCATATTCTATATGAGGTTCAGTATTGATCTTTAAAAATACTTCGTTGGATTTTGATATAACAAGATTTACACTAGTGTCAATCACGTAGATCCATTCATCTACAAATATTTATTACAGATTGTCAAACTTATATTCTAATATCATTCTATACAGAGAATCTCTCAGATACCAAAGATGCTCTTGTTCTTGTGGGTGTCTAGATGGGGAACCCTCCCAAGTTTCAATCCTTTTCAATACGCAATAATGCAGAAGATGTATATCTTCTATCCTTAATTTGACTTCGTAGTCAAATTCATTTTCATCACCATCGAAAAAGTTTTCTTCCATCATCCTAAACCTGCGTTAAACCTCATAAACTCGATTGCGTTTTTGATCTGGTAGGTTCTGTTAGTTATCTGCTTAAGTATACTCTCAATATAGACTAGCATTGTATCGTAATAGTCTATTTTCAAACATACTGTAGACAATTTTTCGTCAGCGTCAAGGTACTTCTGCATTGTGTCCTTGTCGCGAATTTTTTTAGGAAACGGGTTCTCTATGTATACATCAGGATCTGCTTTACCGCTGAAGTATTCATAACGTTCGTGACGAATATTTTTTCTCTGTTGCTCTGCTTTCTTTCTCATCAGAAAGATGGTATTATACATTTCAAAGTACTTCGCATGGAGAGTGGGGATTCCTAAAGATTCCTCATGCAGATTGTCTCTGTCCATTTTAGAATCTTTTTCCCACATCTCTTGAAGTTTGTCAAGATCGATCATATAGGATTATTGTTTATATCAGTGACAGTGTAGATAGTATACTTGAAACTTACATCTGCTGTAAAGTATTCTTGATCCGTTTGTGTGGCATCGAAAGTCATTGTAGACAGACTATACGGAAAAAGATCTCTAAAGAAGATTTGGAACTTGGGGATTAGATTACTTGACAGAATGCTAAGAGTTCCATCAGAGTAGATGTTATCTTGATCCTGTGCGTATCTTCCAAATATTTCTGCTTGTGATTCTAACTTCTCAAACTCATCTAAACTTTCTGGAAATCCCAATCCACGAATCCACTTCTGAATTTCCATGTAATTTCCAAGATCTTCATCAACCAAGAATCTAAGATTTAAATCACCAAACTCAATTTTATCTCCTGGAACAGGAATATTCTTCAGATATGTTGCTTGCTCTGTAACACCAAGTGTCATGTCAGGTATGTTTGCCTGATTACAGAAGAATGCAACTTGAGGAGATCTACGCAGAGCAAATCTAAATCCATTAGGACTTAAAAAATTTCTGTTCTCAATCTGACGAGAAGTTCTTATTGGATCATACTTTTGCGTTGCCATTGGTTATCACTCGTCTACAACAGTAGCATTTGAAAAACCACCATTTGTTCCATCTTCATTTGCCAAAAGTGCAGTGGGATCATCACTATAAACTTTTCTATCGGCATAGACTTCCGTCCATTTTCTACCGCCAACATGATAAACAGTTGTTCCTGCCTTCAAGGAACTAGGTCTTTTAATGTGATATGCCATTTCTTAAGAAGACAATATTGACTATTTATCGGCATAAAAAAAGGACCCCGAAGGGTCCTTGATTAACTCTTGTGAGTATGGATCACATGAGGTTCTTAACGGTAACTCTTCTGTAGTAGCGGTTGCTATTAACAGAGAGTGCGCCTGCGCCGACGTTGGTGCCTTCAGCGAATGGGTTAGCGACCATGCCGTAGCGGGTCTTAAAGCCAATCTTGGGCTGGAAGGTGTTCTCTCCAACGGCACGAACCATCTGGAGGGGAACATATGGGCAGTAGAACAGACCTGCGTCATAAGGGGAAGTACCCTTATAACCTACGACGTAGTACTGGTTAGCAGCACTGTTTGCAGCATAAGGATCGATGTATACACGATACTTACCTTGCAGAACACCAGCGAAGGTGTTACCGGTGTCGTCAACGTTCAGGTTAGCGTTGAGTGCGGGGGTGTAGTCGAGTACACCAGCCATGGTCAGAGCGGAAGCAACGTCTGCGGAGCAGAGGATGATGTTGCCCTTTCCTCTACGAGTGCGCTGTGCGATTGCGTTTGCGTCTCTCTCGATTTGGAACAGAAGACCCTTGAACTTCTCAACAGACCAACGTCCGTTGGAGTCGATGTCGAGGTCAAACTCGCCGCCGGTAGCAACGTTGGTTTGAGCGCCAGACTCAGCAGTCTTATAGATGGTTCTGATGACTTCACGGTTGATCTCAGCCAAGATCTCAGTAGAGAGGATGTTGGCGAGTTCCGCTTCAGCGTTCAGACCATGGATTGCCTTGAGGTCTTGTGCCAGTTCCAAGGAGTACTCAGCTTTGAGTGCTCTGGACTTAGCGGTTACAGTGACTTTCTCGATCGAGAATGCCATCTGGTTGAAGTTGTCACCGGAGGTGCCGAGATCTTCAGCATCGTCGGTTCTCATGCCCTGACCAACACTGTAACCACGCTGGGTTGTGTTGGTGGAAGGGTTCAGAGCGCCAGGATTGGTTCCGCCTTGTGCGGTAGTACCCATACCAACTGCAGCACTTGTCATGCCGTTGGTGAGGTCGAATCCTTCGTTCTGTCCGGAGAATGCGGTATCTACTTCGTCGAAGAAGGTCTCGGTTCCGTCCTGAGTCTTGTACTTAGAACGCATCGCGAAGATGAGTCCAGTAGGACCAGACATTGGCTGAACACCTGCGAGGTCATAAGCGACCAAGTTAGGCATAGAGCGTCTGATCAGGGAGATCAGTACGGGGTCGAAACCAGCAACGGTTTGACCGCCTTGGGAGGTGTATCCACCGTCGCCAACGGCGTTGGTGGGTTGCTCAGTCAGGAAGGATCCAGACTGTGCGAATGCTTGCTGTTCAGAGAGGAATTTCTCTTGGTTTTCGAGCAGGACTGCGGTTACGGCTCTCTTATGGTTGTCTTCGATCTTGTCGAGACCCTCATGGTTGAGGAGAGGTGCCCACTTTTCCTGCAACTGTTCGGAATGGAACATTTGCTGTTTACCTATGTGGTTAATTTACGGTTTGAATTAATATTAAATTCAGGGATTATTTGCCAAGGGTCGAACCCAGGGCTCTCATGTATGCGTCCATGGAACCGCTATAAGTAGCGGGTGCCGAATCAACGCCTTCCGAGAGGGTTTCGGTCTTAGCAGTCGTAGAAACATTCTTCTGAGAGAAGTATGACTCCTTCAGTGTTTCTAACTTTTCACGATATTGTGTTTCGCTTTCAAACTCCACACTTTCGGAAAGTGAGGCGAGTTTCTCTTTCTGTGTCTGTGCAAGACCTTCAGAGACATCGGCAAGAATGCCATCAGCAGCGGACTCGGAGAGTCTTGCGTTCAGGGTTACATTCTTCTCGATTTGCTCGTTGAGTTTTGTCTCCATATCATCAAGTTTTTCTACCATGCTCTCAAGCACATCATACTTATCTTCAGGGATTGTTACATAATGTTCTTCAAAAAGACTCTTCATTCCGGTGAGGAATGATTCGGTCATCTCGGACTTAAGTCCAGATTCAACGGCGAGTTGATTTTCAGACATCCACTCGTCGGCAACATACTCAAGGTAAGAATCAACACGCTCAGCGAGTGACTCTTTAGCAGAAGCAACTTCTTCTACGAACTTCTCTTCGTATGCTGCTTCCAGTTGCTCTTTGATTTGTGCAACCTTTGCATTGATTGCGGTCTCAAAGATGGTGCGTGCTTTCTCTTGGAATTCTTCGGAGAGTTCCTCACCAGAAAGCAGTGCGTTGACATCTTCTTCGATGTCATACTCGGCAACGATTTCTTCAGTCTCGGTTACTTCTTCTTCAGAAACAACTTCTTCTTCGGTAGTCTCTTCTTCTGCGACTACTTCTTCTTCGGTGGTCTCTTCTTCGGCAACAACTTCGTCGGTGATTTCTTCTTCTTCCTTCATGCCTGCGGGCATTGGATCTGCCTTACCAGCTTTCTTGGTTACGACATCCTTAACTTGCTTAAGGGTGCCACCAGGTGTAGCCAGTTTAGCCGAATCATCATCGGGCTTGTAGTTTTCTGGAGTAGGACCGCCGAGGTCCTCAACATTAGCGAGTTGAGTACCGGGATCTGCCATCTTAGGCATGGGATCTGCAGCTGCAGCACCACTATTGACAGCAGTCTTGGATTGCTGTGTCTTTACTTCCATTTCTTGTAAATCTCCACGAGACATTTGAACTCTCCGTTATTGCCGGGTATTAAAACTATATTTATTTATAAAATTAAAGATTAGAAAGGAAGTCACTCCATAACTGGAGCTTATGTTCTTCCAATCTCTTCTGATCAACTAATGTATTGATTTGCTTTTTGGTCTGTTCTGCATACTTTTCACGCAGAAGTCCACCGTCCCAAACCCACTCTTTTCCTTCCATAATTCCCTCAACAAATGCATCGGGAGCAGAAGGATCAGCAACGATATCAGCAGCAGTTGCCAACATGAAATCGTCACCAACGATATTGACACCCTCACGGGTCTGCTTTAATGAACCAATACCGCGAGAAGAAACGCCGAGTTTTACGCCATCTTCTACTAAAGCAGATGCAATTTTACCCATTGGGGTATTCAAGATCTTTGCTTTACCAATAAAGTTGTCTCCACTTTCTTTCAGAGAAACAATTTTATGAGAAACTCTATCGAGATTAACGGTAGGACCATCAGGATGTCCAAGTTCACCGAGTGCTCTGCCGGATTGGACATTTGACTCATTATAACGAGAAACTTCCTTACGAAGAGTTTCCATAGGATACATGCGACCATTACGGTTTTTGATGTTACCCTGGAGGAAAACTCCTTCGATATACAGTGATTTCTTACCAGACTTAGTAGTCTCTACAAGAAATTTGACTGATTCGATCTCTTCTCTGATAAGTTTCATTGTTTGATTATCCTGTTACGGGGTTGTTACTTGCATCATGACGTTGATATGTTCCAGGAGTAACTGGATTATTGCTCGCATCGTGACGCTGATAAGTACCTGGAGTTCTTGTTCCAGATCCAGCAGCACTGTTGTATGTTCGTGCTACATAATCGGCATTAAAATTCTTATAAGTTTTAGTAGACCAACCTTCATTTCCAGAAAATTGGTTCACTGTAGTACTCCCAGGTTGTGGGTTTACTGCATTATTGCTTGCATCGTGACGAACGTAAGCCATAATTAACGAAAAGAATAATAGTTATTTATAAATCAAACACCATCACTGGTCTCTACTTCATCGTCAGAGACTGTTTCTTCTTCGGAATTACCGTTAAAAAGAGCATTAGAAGCAGTTTGCTTGTATGCATCTACTCTTTCTGCTGTTTTTGAATACAGCATATCTTTGATCGCATCACTAATTTGCGATGGCGATTCATCACTGATGATATTATCTAGAAGGTCATCCATGTTTTCCATGTTACAAATTTATTTGTATTTATATTTCGCCACCCTTGGGCATTTCAGGAGCCTCTGTTGGCGAACCATCGA